CAAAAGAGTTAAAAGGATTTGACAAGGTAGTTGCAACAGGAGCATTTAGACTACAAAGTTTTGCTAAAGCCGGTGCAATAGGAGCAACAATTGGTTTAGTCGCTTTGGCAAGAAGCTCAATACAGGCTGCCTTAAAACAAGAGGTATTGCAAAAATCAGTTGAGCAATCTTTGACTGCGATAAATGAGTTAGGATCTTTAGTAAGCGTACAAACATTTATTACAGACTTAGAAAAAGCTACTAACATTACTAAGGATGAGCTAACCCCTGCCTTAAATAGTTTAATTGTATCTACCGGTAATTTAACTACAGCTCAAAGTTTATTAGGCCTTGCAGTAGATACAAGTAGGGGAGCAGGCGTTGATTTATTATCAGTTACAGATGCTTTAGCCAAAGCCAACAGGGGTAATTTTAGGGCTTTAGGACAGCTTGGACTTGGTTTTGATGCAGTAACAGCAAAAGAAATGGGCTTGGCTGAGATAACAGATTACCTAACTCTTAAATTTGGCGGTGCAGCTCAAAGATCAGCAGATACATTTGGCGCAAAATTGGAAGCTTTAGGGAGAAGTGCAGATGCCGCCCAAGAAAATTTGGGTGCAGGTTTTATCACAGCTGCAGAAATTATTATTGGTAGTAGTGATGCCACAGATGTTTTTGGCGCAAAATTGGAATCGTTGGGACTAAACGGCGGCTACATTGTAATTGCTTTAGCTGATAAAGTTAGTAAGATAACAGACGCTTTTGGTGGGCTAAGTGAAAAAATCAATAGTGATCCAATCCTTAAATTCTTTTTTGGCTCTGCTCAATCCATCCCGGTATTGGGCGGTTGGATTGAAGGCTTTAGAGGATTAGCTAAGGATGGCAAAAAGATTGCTGAAAGTTCAAAAGAAACTGTTACGCAAACAGAGGAACAAAAAGCCGCTGCTGCAAAACTAGTTGCCTTACAAGCTAAGTTTGACAAATTTGCCGCTGCCACTTTAGACAAAACAAAAAAACTTACAAAAGAAAAAACTGCTCAAGCTGCATTAGATAAGAAAAAAGCCGAGTTAGAGTCTATGTTTGATTTAGACCGGATTAACCTACAGGCCGCCTTAAGCCGTAAGTTAAATGCCGAAGATGAGTTGCGTGTAAAGATCTTACAAAAACTTGCAGATGGTACAAAAGAGGCTGTTGATGAGGCTCAAAGATATGCAGATGTTTTGAAGGTTATTGAAGATGGCAAAATAACTTCAGGTGAAATTGAAGAGCTTGCTAAAAAATGGGGTATGACAACTTTAGGTGTTACTTTATACATTCAACAATTGTTTGCTGCTAATGAAGAGATTAAAAAGATGTTGGCTTTATTAAGTCAAGTTAAAGTACCGCCATCATCAACACAAGTGCCTTCAACTCCAACTATTGTTGAGCCACAGAAATATGATCAAATTTTTAAAAATGTGTATGAAGAATTGATTGCTGCGGGTAGCACTGTTGCAGGTGCTAGATCTGGGGCTGGTGCTAGTGCAAGATTGACAGCTCAGGCTGACGCATACTTTAGAGCTAATCCAGACATCGATCCTTTGACAGGTGCAAGGCGTGTACCTCTAGCAGAGGGTGGCATTGTTACAAGACCCACACAAGCTCTTATTGGTGAAGCCGGAGCTGAGGCTGTCATCCCACTAGATCGCATGGGATCAATGGGCACAAGAGTTACTGTCAATGTTGCCGGCTCTGTAATCTCAGAGGGTCAATTACAATCTGTTATCCAAGATGTTTTGTACAACCTCAACCGCACTGGAGCTGTAACTCAATTAAGTAATTTAGGTAGATAATGCCGGCAGCAATATTCAGAGCTGAAATTGACTTTAGCAACGGAGCTTCTTTTGATCCGAGCCTTGTGCTGGATGACCCGGCCACACCTTTAGATGTTGCAGTATTGGGTACCGCTGCGGCTGACATAGTAGATATAACAGATTTTGTAACTCAGTGCTACATAAGGCGTGCGTTTAATAGATCATCTGACTCATTTGTTGGTGGCACTGCCAAGATTGTTTTTGTAGATCAGACTGGTCAATTTAATCCGGCTAACACATCATCACCTTTGTTTGGCAAAATTAAACCTATGCGCAAAATTCGCATGACTGCAACCTTTAACAGCGTAAATTACAACCTAGGGTCTTTTTATGTACAGGAGTGGAATTATCAAAGCCCCACAGGTTTTGATCCGGCTTATGTAACTTTAAATTGTGTTGATGGTTTTCAGCTTTTAAACCTAACCACAATTACCTCAGTCAGCGGTGGTAGCAGTGGACAAACCACATCTGCCAGGCTTACAAGTTTGCTTGACTCTGGAAATTGGCCAGGCGGTATGAGGGACATATCTACAACAGCTACTACAACTGTCCAGGCTGACAGTGGCAACTCAAGATCTTTATTAGCAGCTTTGCAAGAAATTGAGCAGACAGAGGCCGGGGCTTTGTATGTTGATGAAAGAGGTTTTGTTAAGTTTCTGTCAAGATCAGACATTATTACAAGCTCAGGTGGCACCCTGACAAAATTCTCAGATGTGCCATTGTCCGGAGATATTACTTATCAAAAGGTTGAGTTTGACATCTCTGATTATCAAATGATTAACAAAGCCACAGTCACTCCTGCAGGTCTATCTGGTCAAACAGCCAGTGACACTACAAGCATTGATGACTATTTCCAACACAGCCGGGTTAGATCAGGCATCATGCAGACTGAGGCAGATGCTTTAAATCAAGCCCAAATGATTATTGCCTCAAGAAAAGAGCAGGGTGTTGATATACAACTAAACTCATTAACTATAGATGCCTATAGCCAAGAGGATCCGGCTAGAGTAACTGCGGCTTTAGAGCTAGATATTTTTAACCCTATTGAGGTCACCCAAACCTTACCTGCAGGCAATGTAGTCAGTGATAGCGTGATAGCCGGCGTGCAGTATCAAATTACTCCTAATTCTTTTCTTGTAACATTTTCATGTGCTCAACCCTTTGCTGTAGGTTTTTTGCTAGACTCAGCCGTTGATGGTTTGTTAGATGAAGACATTTTGAGCTACTAGGAGATACATGGCAACCTTTGTTACCGGGCAAGTTTTAACAGCTGCACAGATGAATAGCATTGCTAATTTGACTGTCAGAGGCGTGACTACCACCTCAGACACATTTGTGGTTGCAGATGCAGATAATAAACTGATTACTTACTCAAACACAGGCACTACAACAGTGACGATACCACCAAATAATTCTGTAGCAATCACAACCGGTTCAGTAATAAACCTAATAAAAATAGGATCAACTGGCACTATCAGTATCACTCAAGGAGCAGGTGTAACAATTGCCTCAACCGGTACAACATCTACAAATCCTACAATTACAAAAACTTTTGGTGCAGTATCTTGTATCAAAGTCGATACAGATAGCTGGTATGTGGTTGGTAGAGTAACTGAATAAAAAATGAATATTTTAGGAATATTAACACAGCCGTCAGCTCCCACAGGAGTACCAATAACTGTTGATTTTTTAGTAATCGCTGGCGGTGCTGGTGGCGGTTCAAATTATGGTGGTGGTGGCGGTGCTGGTGGAACTCGTTGCACAGTTACAAATACAGGCGGTTTAGGAAGTTTAGAAACTGCTTTATCTTTATTAACTTACACAAATTACACAGTAACTGTCGGTGGCGGTGGTGCTGCAACTGCAAATGAAAGCGGCGCAAATGGTGGCAATTCCATATTTAGCACAATTACATCAACAGGCGGCGGTGGCGGTGGTACTCCTGGTAATGGCGGCGCAGGTTTAACAGGTGGCTCTGGTGGTGGCTCTAGCTTTAACGGCGGTGGCGGTGGTGCAAGAACTGCAAGCCCAGTACAAGGATTTGCTGGCGGTGCTGGTTTTCTAGGTGGTGTCTATCCGCAAGGTGGCGGTGGTGGTGCAGGTGCTCTTGGTGGCACTGCAGCTTCAGGCGGACCAAGTGGTGCAGGTGGTACAGGTATTGCAACTTCAATTACTGGATCATCAGTTACTTATGCAGGTGGTGGCGGTGGTGGTAAAGGTGATGGCAGTACAGGTGGTGCAGCTGGTTCAGGTGGTGGCGGTGCAGGTGGAACTGATGGTGATGGATCAAATGGATCAGTTAATACAGGTGGTGGCGGTGGCGGTGGCAGAGGTGGTTATGTTGGCGGTGCTGGTGGAAGCGGTGTCATTATTCTTCGATACGCAGACACTTTATCAATTACTTTTGGTGCAGGTGTAACAGGTACAGAAAGTGCTGCAAGTGGTGGATATAAGCGAGCAACAATCACACAGGCAACTGCTGGAAATGTGAGTTGGTCATAATGGCGCATTATGCTTGGTTAAATGAAGATAATTTAGTGGTGAATGTGACTGTTGGCGTTGATGAAACAGAGTTGATAAATGGATTGGATACTGAAACTTTTTATACCGAAGCAACAGGTTACAACATAAAAAGAACTTCATACAACAATAAAATCAGAGGCATTTACGCTGGTGTTGGATATAGCTATAATCCTGATGAGGATATTTTTGTAACGCCACAACCATATCCATCTTGGATTAGAGAAGGTTCATTTTGGAAATCACCTACAGCAAGACCTGTAGGATTGAAATGCGTTTGGGATGAAGAAAACTTGATGTGGCAACAATTAGAGAGCTGACAAGCCCAAACGGCTGGCCGGCCAGTGAAGATAGACAAGCCATAGGCATACAATCTTTTGCGATACCTGGCACCAAAATTAAAATTGTTTGCGCCAAAGCTGTAGCACCAATACTGGTTGCCTTTTGTAAAGAATTTCATGAGCTTGTAGAGCCCATAGATCAAGGCCAATTAGATGACTGGGGTTATGCCTTTAGAATGACAAGAGGCTCTGACAAAGTTTTAAGCAATCACAGCTCCGGTACAGCGGTGGATTTAAACGCTTTGAAACATCCACTAGGCAAGTCAAATACATTTAACAAAGAACAGTGTAATATAATCACATTACTAATAACTAAATATGGATTGGCCTGGGGCGGTCATTACAAAAAGCGTAAAGATGAGATGCACTTTGACATTAAGATGAACAAAGAGCAAGTTAAACAAAAAATCAAACAGTTAGGATTATCATGAAACTTAGTGCTAAACAAAAAGCAATTTTAAAATCTTATGCACGCAGCATAGCCGCTGCCACTGTCACCACAGCTTTGGCTTTAGTAGCAGATGTGCGCCCGGAGTTATCTATCTTGGCAGGTGCACTTGTAGCACCTTTGATCAGATATTTTGATGGTCAAGACAAGGCTTTTGGCCGCAACAGCGAATGAGTCCCAATGACATGGCGGCTTTGACAGTAGCACTAATAACAATTATTGGGTCATTTATTGCAGCTGTAAGATGGCTTGTTAAGCATTACTTATCAGAGCTCAAGCCTGATAATAATGGTCAGCATAATCTTGAGGGTCGCATTTGTAGGATTGAAAATAAGCTAGACACGCTCTATGAAATCCTAATAACTAAAAACTAATCTGCATACCCTTCTCTCATGAAGACCTGCGTGATAGTGCCAACTAGGGGCAGACCTGAAAACATGGCTAGATTAGCTGCATCCTTTGTTGGCACAAATGCAAGTGCAGATCTTTATGCTGTTATAGATAATGATGATCCTAAATGGAATGAGTATGCAAAAGATGACTCTTATGTTTGCCTACCTGCAGAAAATAAAACAGGTGGCTGTGCGCACGCTCTTAATAGTGCTGCAGAGCTTTTACTTGATTTTGCTAACTACCCTTTTTATGATTTGTACATCTTCATGGGTGATGATCACCTGCCTAGATCGGTTGATTGGGACAAAGCTTTTACAAAAGCGTTAATGGGTAAAACAGGCATTGCCTATGGTGATGACCTACTACAAGGTCAAAACCTGCCTACAGCTTATGCAATGACTAGAGATATTGTTGAAGAGCTGAGAGGCATGACCTTTCCGGGATGCAAGCATTTGTATTTTGATAACTTTGTAAAACAATTAGGCATTGACCTAGATTGTCTAATATATCTACCAGAGATAATTATTGAGCATCTGCATCCTGTGGCTGGTAAGGCTGAGATGGATGAGGGTTATGCCAGGGTCAATCAACCTAAATGGTATGAAGAGGATCTATTGACTCTACAGAAATATTTAAGATCACAAGAGTATGCAGATCTAATTAATAAACTTAAATGAACATTTTGATTACAGGCTCTCATGGCTTTGTTGGTAGGGCTTTTAGGAGAGCTTTACCTTATGCACAATTGACTTTAGTAGATCTTAAGAATGGTACAGATTGCAGAGATTTTTTTAAACTAGAAAAAAAACAATATGATTTAGTTATACACCTCGCAGCTATTGTAGGTGGCAGGCAACAAATAGAAAACGCACCTTTGAGCTTGGCAGTAGATCTTGCCATTGATGCTGAGTTTGCTAATTGGTGCATGGTGACTGAGCAGCCTTATGTAGTTTATTTTAGCTCTTCGGCTGCATATCCAATAGAGCTACAGACTTTATCTAAAAAACATAAGCTTAAAGAAAAAGACCTAAACTTTAAAAAAATTGGTGCACCTGATATGAGTTATGGTTGGGCTAAATTAACAGGTGAGACATTGATGAGTTACCTGCGAGATGCCGGCACTCAGGTCTTGGTGTTAAGACCCTTTAGTGGATACGGCACTGATCAAGATATGACCTACCCATTTCCATCAATTATACAAAGAGCGATACTAGGCTCAAATCCATTTGACATTTGGGGGCGTGCAACTACTACAAGAGACTTTATACATATTGATGATGTTGTAGATGCGGTTATCACAATGGTGCAAAACAATTGCAATCAAACAGTCAATCTTTGTACAGGTAGAGCCACTACTTTTCTTGAGCTCGCTCAAATGGCTTTAAAGACTTTAGGCATAGACAAGATGCCTAAGTTTAATATCTTGTCCGATAAACCGGCAGGCGTAGCCTACCGGGTAGGCAATCCGACAATGATGAGTGATTACTACACACCAAAAATTAGTTTGGAAGAGGGCGTGCATCGGGCAATATCTGGCATTTTGTGATTTACACTTAAGCCATGGCAACCACACGCAAACGCAAAAAGCCTGTACAAAAAAGGCGTAGGACTACCAAAGAAGCTGTATTAACCAAATTAGATTTTTGGGCTATTGCAGCTAATGAGGTTTATATGGCTTGCCGTAAAGCCGGCATGGATGAAGGTACAGCTCTAGCTTTTGCAATGGATAGATCAAGTTATCCTGATTGGATTGTGGACACAAAGGATCCTATAAAAAATCCACTTGATGATTTTGATGAGGATGAAGATTAAGCGAGACCGGTCAGTCAATGCTCGCTATCTGATATGCTCAGATCTGCAAGTGCCATTTCAATTTGATGCTGCAATCTCTAATTTAAAAAAGTTAGTTAAAGCTTTTAAATTTGATTTGGTCTTAAATGTTGGGGATGAGTTAGACCTAAACACTATCTCTAGGTACAGCGTGGGCAAAGCTGAGTCTTTTCAACAAACTTTAAATGCTGACAGGGATCTTTGTAAAGATATTCTTTATGACTTGAAAACAGATGTAGTTTCAAGATCAAATCATGCCGATAGATTATTCCAAGCTGTCAGTCAGGTGCCGGGCTTAATGGCATTACCAGAGCTGCAGTATGAAAAATTTATGGGGTTTGACGACCTAGGCATTTATTACGCCAAAAAGCCTTATGAGATACCCGGCACTGACTTTGTGCTCTGTCATGGGGATGAGGGCAACCTGTCCAAGATTGGCGGCTCCAGTGCGCTTAACATAGCAAAAACCTGGGGGCGTAGCGTAATTTCGGGGCACTCGCACAGAATGGGCTACACATGCCACTCAGAGGCCTTTGGTGGCCGATTACAGAGGGTTTTAGTAGGGATTGAGGTAGGACATACCTGTGACATGAAAAAGATGTCTTACCTGGCAAAGCGCAATTATTACGCTAATTGGCAGGCCGGGGCAGTAATTATGACAATCAAGCGTGGCAATCCTAGCTTTGAAATGATCCGCTTTGACACAGACGGCAGCTTTACAGCTCTAGGTAAAGCCTTTGGGTAATTGCTTTTGTCAGTGGGACATGCTTTAATTGCTTTTGTAAATCCATTTGAAGGGATGGGAATATG